ATGAACCGAGAAGCACGTTTAAAACGACAAGAGAATATACGGAATTTCTCTATTATTGCACATATTGACCACGGGAAATCAACGCTTGCAGACCGTCTTTTAGAGCAAACAAAATCATTAACATCCCGTGAAATGAAAGCACAGCTCCTCGACTCAATGGATTTAGAGCGTGAGCGAGGCATTACGATTAAATTAAATGCAGTTCAATTAAAGTACGAAGCAAAAAACGGTGAAGTATATACATTTCATTTAATCGACACACCAGGACATGTCGATTTCACATATGAGGTTTCCCGTAGTTTAGCTGCTTGTGAGGGCGCCATTTTAGTAGTGGATGCTGCACAAGGTATTGAAGCGCAAACACTGGCAAATGTTTATTTAGCTCTTGATAATGATCTAGAAATATTACCTGTTATTAATAAAATTGATTTACCAGCAGCAGATCCTGAACGCGTACGTCAAGAAGTGGAGGATGTCATCGGGTTAGATGCATCTGAAGCAGTATTAGCTTCTGCTAAGGCAGGAATTGGGATTGAGGATATTTTAGAGCAAATCGTTGAAAAGGTACCAGCACCAACAGGTGATCCAGATGCACCTCTACAAGCCTTAATCTTTGACTCAATTTATGATGCCTATAAAGGTGTTATCATCTCCATTCGTGTTATCAATGGAACTGTAAAGCCTGGAGATAAAATCCGCATGATGGCAACAGGAGCGGAATTCGAAGTTATTGAAGTTGGGGTACATACACCAAAAGTTGTGCCACAATCTGAATTAACGGTTGGGGATGTAGGCTATTTAACAGCATCTATTAAAAATGTAGGGGACACACGAGTAGGGGATACAGTAACCTATGCAAACCGTCCAGCTACTGAGCCACTAGCAGGGTACCGTCGCTTAAATCCAATGGTATACTGTGGTTTATACCCAATCGATACAGCCAAATACAATGATTTACGTGAAGCTTTAGAAAAATTAGAGTTAAATGACTCGGCTCTACAGTATGAGCCTGAGACATCTCAAGCACTTGGTTTTGGTTTCCGTTGTGGATTCTTAGGATTACTACATATGGAGATTATTCAGGAGCGAATTGAGCGTGAATTTAATATTGACCTAATTACAACTGCGCCTTCGGTAATTTACGAAGTCCATATGACAGATGGCTCTTCCATCAAAGTAGATAATCCTTCCTTTATGCCAGATCCACAAAAAATTGATCGTGTAGAGGAGCCCTATGTAAAAGCTACAATTATGGTGCCAAATGATTATGTAGGAGCGGTCATGGAGCTATGTCAAATGAAGCGCGGTAATTTCATGACAATGGATTATATTGATACAACTCGTGTAAGTATTATTTATGAAATGCCTTTATCAGAAATCGTGTACGATTTCTTTGATTATTTGAAATCAAATACAAAAGGCTATGCATCATTTGACTACGAATTAATCGGTTACAAGCAATCAAAATTAGTGAAAATGGATATTTTACTAAATGCTGAGCAAGTCGATGCACTAAGCTTTATCGTACACCGTGATTTTGCCTACGATCGTGGTAAAATTATCGTTGAAAAATTAAAAGAATTAATCCCACGTCAACAATTTGAAGTTCCAATTCAAGCAGCAGTTGGCCAAAAAATTGTGGCACGTTCAACAATTAAAGCTATCCGTAAAAATGTGTTAGCGAAATGTTACGGTGGGGATATCTCACGTAAACGCAAGCTTCTTGATAAACAAAAAGAAGGTAAAAAACGTATGAAACAAGTAGGTTCAGTCGAAGTCCCACAAGAGGCATTCATGGCTGTACTGAAGATGGATGATACGAAGTAAGGTTGATGTAACAGCGTTTATAGGGGTTTTAAATAATTGATTTTATGTCAATTTGGTGGGGTTCCCCACCAATTCCCCACCATAAAAAAATAAGTTAGAAATTCTTTTCTTATATATCTTGAGCAAATGAGTCAAAGATGTTTGCGGCATCTCGGGCCATTTTTTCAGTGAGGTGGACATAGCGATCTTCTGTTACGGCAGCTCGACTATGTCCTAATCTTTTTTGTACTGTTTTAACAGGTGTACCGTTTTCGATTAAAGTTGTTGCATGTGTGTGGCGTAAGGAATGAAAGTTAAAACTAATATTTAACTTTTCGCTTATTTTTCTAGTATTATATTTAATTACACTTGGCGTACAATGTTCGCCGTTTTCTTTTTTACATACATAATCATGTTCAGGATCCTGTAGATAAAACTCACCGTATTTTAAACGATTTTCTAATTGTGCTTTTTTAATACGTTTAAGCATTTCTGCAAGCGTATTACCAAATGGAATTGTTCGATAACCAGCCTTTGATTTTGGAGGTCTAGGTTGCCATTGTGCTTTCCCATTCTCATCTTTTATGGCAACTAATTGTTGTTCAACCTCCAATGTCATTTCTTCAAAGTTTATGTGTTTCCATTCGAGTCCACAAACTTCTCCTACCCGCAGCCCACAATGTAACCCAATATGAAATGGTAAATAAAAAGGGTGTTCTTCATCTAAAGAACTATTAATAAGCCTTAGATTTTCTTTAGTTTGTATCTTTAATTCCTCACGAGTTGGTTTCCGTTTCTTATCTTTCATTAACTCAACATAATGCATTGGGTTTTCTTTAATGTATTTGTAGGGGTATACTGCATGATTCAATGCTTTGCTTAAGATACCTATGATTATACTTAATGTTTGCCGAGCGTAACCTTCACGTGTTTTTAAATTAATGAATTGCTGCAACACATGGGGAGTGAGTGATTTAACTTTATACTTTCCTAAGTGTGGAACGATATGATTTCTAATAGTTGATTCATAGTTATAGTACGTATTTGGTTCTAATTTGAGATCAACATATTCCTTCATCCAAAAATCTAAATAATCATGCAATGTAATTTCTTGGGGTTTAAACACAGTTCCTGCATTTTCATATTCTAAAATTTTTCTTCTTAAAATTGCCTCAGCTTCGGCTTTAGTATTGGCACCTTCAGCTGTTGCTGAATACTCTGGACGAATACGTTTGCCATCCACAATGCCCATATCAAAGTAGTAATACCACGTGTTCCCACGCTTGCGAACTCCGCCTTTCATAAAACAATCTCCTCTCATATGTTAGTGTTTTTTTCGCTAATATCACATAGTAATCACCACCTTTAAGTACATATGTTCTGTTTCGGGGTAAAAAAATATATAAAGTTAATTCATGAGCCATAAGTTAAAATTGGTGTATCAAGCCATTCAAACATTTCGATGACGCCCAAGGGCTCAAAGCAAACTGTGAAATTATTGATAGTTACACATAATCCGTATTTACTCTTGTACCATTCCAAGGCAGCAAATAAAAACTCCTCTGTAACATTGAGGAAATCTGCAAGTTCGTAGCGATTTACTATGTATAATTTATGTGCTTCTATTATTTTTGAAATGGGAATAAGTCTCTCATATGCCCAGGACCTTGCTCTTAACTCTTGTTTACGGTTTTCAATACTGGTTAGATCGAGAATATCACCAGTCGTTGTGTGGTGATGCCCGACCTCCTCAGCAAGCACGCAGTATTTTTCTATTAGGGTGGGCAGCAATTTATTTATCCATATAACGTTATCGCTATACAAACCTTTGTTTTTCATTGATACTTCATAAACTTCTACATCTAAAATGCTACATTCGTTTAATAAATTGTCATATGGATTCACGGGTTTAATCCCCCTTATTTTTGCGCGCCTTTCGTCTCATAGCTACAAAGCGTTTAAATTCTTCAATTTCCTCTAATTCTTCTTCAGTCCATTCATCTCCATCATGGTGTGCTGCAATAGTATGGGCTGTATTATCTTCTGGAAGTTCTTTTATATCAGTACGGCCAAGTAAGTAATCAACTGACACTTTAAAAAAATCAGCTACTTTTTCTATCTTATCTAAACTAGGTGTTATTCTCTTCCATTGATAGATTGTATTATGTGGAATTTCTAGTTCTTCCTCTAATCGTTTGACGGTGATTCCTCTATTTTTACAAAGTTCTTTAACGCGTTCTAACGTTGTCATATCAATGTTTCCTTTCACATGCACAACATTACTAATGAATAAATTAGTTATTTTGGTTGACAGCTAATATATATTTTAGTAAAGTGAACATAAGCTATTTTATTAGCTAAATAAGAGTACAAAAAAGACTACCTACGTATAAACATTTTGACGTTGGGGAACGGAAGAAATGTATTGTTACAGGCTTTTTAAAAGTCTTATTTAGCTATGTCTATATACTAATGAATATATTAGTTTATGTCAATATAATTAGCTAATATTTTAGCTTATTATTCCAAATTCAGTAAAGCGCTGTGATACCGAGCCCATGACGGTGTGAATCTTAAAAAGTAAGAGGTGATAAGAAATGATGTACAAAAAACAGATACAAATAAATTTTAATGAGTTTGTGAAAGAGCAGGCGAAGGTTTTATTAGATGAAGTCAAAAGTAACTGCTCTACTTATGGAGAGGTTAAAAGGGAGCTTCAAAATTTGGTAATACCAGTGAAATGTACAGATGGATCTCCTAATTACTATCTCATGGTAAAGAATGAGGCAGAGCGACAACTTAAGCAAAAAATCGATGCAACCACAATGTGATTACATCGACATAGATTAAAGAACTTCAATTTTTACAACCGATTGAGAGTTGTAATAAATATCAGGTTTTTCAATATCAAAAAAGAATTTCGAGTTTGCAAGAATTTCTAAGAAGCTTGGGACTAATCCATCATGAACATGGCTCCAAAGACCGAAAATCTCAGATTGAGAAGGATAGTTTTTCTTAGGATTTTTATCATCTTGGAAAAACCCGATTGTCATAAATGATTGTTCTTCATGAAATATTGAGGTTGAACCATCAGAAAAAATTACTTTGATTTTATGCATAATTTTCACCGCCTATCAATTTAAGATAGGAACATTATACCAAATATTTTAAAGCGCTGAGCTGGTAGCCAATGAATTAGCATATTCGGATTTATAGCTGATGCGACGGTAGCAACGTTAAATGTAAACAAGAGGAGGTGAAGTGCATGACGGAGAGCAAAAAGCTAACTAATGAAGAAATACTCCACCAGCAACTGGAATTGCTAGCAGAGTGTTCAAAAAATGCATCTATTGATGAGTTTCCTCAAATAACTCATGCGATGGTTGAAGTGTACAAGCATTTACCTAATGAAAAGAAATTGGAATTTATTCCTGAGACAGCAGATTGCAAATGCCAAAATAGTGAACGTGATCCACGTTCAAGTTAAAACATCTTAGTGATATAGTCCCATAAATCTTTTTGTATCCAGCCTTGCGAGTTGTTGTTGACTTCTATAACTAGCCATTCGTCATTAACATCAGCTTGTGCTTTGATATTTTCTGATATTTGGTTTGCTGATAAATGAGAATGTATTAAAAATACCGATTTTAATGGTTTGCACCAAATATCATTCGTTGAAGCACTTTTAATAGCTTTTATTACACCTTCGTAATTTTTATCAGATTTGTTAAGGTCGTACGAGATTAAGTATACAGTCATGGTACATTCTCCTCTTTAGATGGTAATTTAATAACTTTATTGCCAATATAACACAATATATCGTGGTAATCAAACAGGAGGTGCACTATATGTTGGGTATTCGTGTGAAAGAGCTAAGAGAGTACCGTAAGTTATCGAGATATCGGCTTGCAAAAATATCAGGGGTTAATGAGTCTACTCTCCAAATGATAGAAAACAGTGATAATCCTAATCCTACTTTTAGAGTAATGTGTAAAATTGCTGATGCCTTGGAAGTAAGTTTGGATGATCTTAGGAAGGAGGATAATTTATGTCAGAAGATTTAGGAGTACAAGTTAGATCTGAACTGTTTAAACGAAAGATGAGTCAAAAGCATTTAGCTGAATTGGTAGGTATATCAAATGCTTATCTATCGGACATAATTCGAGGACGAAAAGATGGGCCGAAAGCTCAGGAACATATAAAGCATATTCGTAAAATACTGAACATTTAACAAGGGGGATTTATTTTGAATGAACTTTTAGAGGTTGCAGAAGTAGCTAAAAGACTTAAATGCAATAGAAACAAAGTATATGAATTGATAAAAAGTGGAATGTTGCAAGGTCTTAAGTTAGGACGAATGAAAGTTTCCACTATAGAACTTGATAACTTTATGGTTCGAAACACAGGTAAGGATTTAACTGATCCATACAATGTGAAAATGATAGAAAGTCAGGTGAGTTAAGTGAAAATCAAAGTAGCCGAGTGGTTGGCATTACCGGCTGAGGTAAAACGTGAAATGATCGCAAAAGCAATGGCTAAGGCTGTATCAGCAAGAAATTAAATCTATCAAACTATTTGGAGGTTGGGAGAATGAACATTCAAGAAGCAATAAAAATTGCTATAGAAGAAGGGCAGTTCATAACTAGAGAAACGGAGGATTTTAAAGCTTTTAGAATTGAACCAACACATTCCGATGACTGTTTTGTCGTCCACAGCTCTAAAGAATACGTTGATCAAATGGGTGAGAAATATATCCCCGGCAAACGTTGGAATCCGAAGGTCGAGGATATATTGGCAAATGATTGGACAGTAAAGAAACTTTGAGTTAAGACAAGCCCATCGTATCTTTTACAAATGCTGCACCTAAATCCGCCAACATAGGCAAAGAAACACTTGCTAATTTTGATGATTTCGATTTAACTTTTTCCCAAATGCCAGGGTCTCTTATGTTGTCTAAGAAATTGTGACCTTCCCAAGTTAGAGCATCAACAGAAATTGCGTATACTTCATCACCTGCGTAGAGAATATTGGCTTTTATAAAGTTAGCTTCTAATAACTTTTGAATTGTATAAATCACAGTCTCTTCAGAGTAAGGGATCATTAAGGAACTACCACAAATATTATCCAACCAAAGAGTCTCATTAAAGTTATTGGATTCAATTGTAAGTAATAAATCTCTTACACAATCTCTATTCAAAATCATTTAAATCACCTACCTTTCTACCAATAGTTTAACAGAAAGGAAATATAAGGAGGAATAAAAATGAAAGCAGTATTAAATGTAAAAGGTACAAAATTATCAGTATTAGCAATTCATTATCGTACAACAGGGGAGCCTTCCACAGTTTATGCAATGGATGAAAATGGCCGTGAATCACTTTTTGTCGAGAAGGTTCAAAGTCAATATGACACACGTCCTCATGTTGCTGTTGATAGCTTGAGTGAGTTATTGGAGTATCCAGAGCTTGAAGCAAGGATTGTGGAAGAACGGACCAATCTTATTGAGCAATTAGAGGAAATGCAAAAAGCTGAAGGGGAACGCTTGAGGGACTTTGCTCAAGATGCAATGAAAAGCTCTCCAGTACTACCATTTGACAATCATCTATCGAGCAAACAAAGAGAATATCAACTAATGGAGCAAAGGGTATTCGGCATCATCGACACTATTGAAGAAGTAAAAGCATTTCAAGAGGGGTGTTTAATAAATGCCGATGATGAAGCAATTGAAACGCAAAGCAGTCATTGAACAGCTGCAGAAGTTTGGCATTAACGATATTGAAGGACAACCGTTAGAAGATGAATTGTATATAACGTTACTAAAAACATTGGCACTAAAACGTGCTAAAAACTAGGAGGTAATTTCAAATGAAATCAACAGGTATGGTTAGAAAAATCGATGAGTTAGGTCGTGTGGTTATTCCAAAAGAGTTAAGACGAACTCTAGGGATTGATAATCAAGATCCATTAGAAATCTTCATTGATGGTGACAAGGTAATTTTAAAGAAGTACAAGCCTAATATGGCATGCGCTGTTACTGGTGAGGTATCTGACGATAATTTAGTTCTACTTGGTGGCAAATTGGTCCTAAGTCTAAACGAAGCTAAAAAGCTTGTTACAGAGATTGAGTTAAAGTAGGTGATTCCATGCGTATAGGCCACTCACACGCTGATGTATACGACCGTGAATCAGAATACTGGCAAGACATCGAAGACGCGCAGAATGCCCAAATTAAGGCAAAAAAAAACTCGTCAAAGGGTGCAACCAATGGCGAGCTAAATAAATTATATGACACTGGTAGTGTACCACAGGAGGATGCGAAATGACAAAGTTTAATGTTGGGGATCAGATTCGAATTTTAAATGGTGAGAAATTAGCTGGAAACGGTAATTATAGTGTAACAACAGGTAAAGAATACGAAGTTATTTCCTTTCATGAAAAGTCTGAATTAGAAGTAGAGCATATTAAAGTTGCTGGTAACTTTTCTAATTCTTTCATAATTTGCGATTGGGAATACAAATATATTGAATTAGTTAATTCAAAACCGACAAAAAATCAACGCATAACAACTTTAGAAAACGAAGTAGCTGAATTGAAGCTAATTGTTCATGAATTACGTGGCAAGAAATCAATTGAGCCTTCCACAACAAATACTGTGGAGGACATCATCGAATTTGAAGGGCAACAATATCGCAAGGTTGATCATTTGGTACAAGTTGGTGATGTGGTTGTATTTACACAAAAACATGCTGAAGAAACCAACGAAAAAGAAATTACAGCTGGAAAGCCGTATGAAGTTATTGAAGCATATGGTGAACCTAGATTTTTAACAAACTTAGGTTGCAGATATAGAGTTTACGAAAAAGGATTTGGTCGTACATCAGAAAACGTAGCTGTATACGAACTAATCGAATCCAAACCACTAACACCAAATCAACAACGTGCTGCAATTATTGAGAAGGCGAAGAAGTTTGTAGAGGGGAATCTTAAATTGTTAATCAGTTATGACTTTGTGGTCATTAATAATGGGACGAAATTATACTCTCGTCAACTTTTTCAAGGTATTAAACTAACTACTGCAAAATGCTCACCAAATGACGTATTCAACGAACACATTGGAAAAGCCATTGCACTAGGACGAGCGCTTGGTCTTGATGTGAGTGAGTTTGAACAGGCTGCGCAACCGACAGAATTTGTATCAGAACAAATCATTACTTTTGAATCTGATTTAGCAGGAGAAGAAAAAGGCACTAAATTAAAAATTACGAGCATTGAAGACAGCACACTTTGGTTTGATGATGGTTTTGACGGCTATGACTTATGCGACGAGGACTGGAAACCAAAAATCGTCAATGACACTAACGCTAATTACAAGGAGGGTTAAATTTGGCTTCCCTTTATCAATTAAACAATGCCTATGCCCAGCTTCAACAAATGATTGAGGATGGACAAGAAGGTTTAGAAGATACATTAGATTCTATTACCGATGCTGTGGAAGAAAAACTTGAAGCTTATGCAATGGTTATCAAAAACATCGAGTCAGATGTGGAAGGCATCAAATCTGAGGAAAAGCGATTAGCTGAACGTAGAAAGGTCATGGAAAATGGAGTCGTTCGAATGAAACAAGCGATTGCTGAAACACTTCAAAACAGTGGCCAAGACAAAGTGAAAACAGAGAAATTTACATTTAGTTGGCGTAAATCATCTAAGGTTGAAGTTTCAAATATTGATAGTCTTCCACAGGAATATGTGAAGGTGGAACGTACTATCAGCCGTTCAGAATTAGCTAAAGCACTAAAAGCAGGTGAGCAAATAGAAGGTGCTCAATTAATTGAAAATCAATCGTTAAGTATTCGATAGGGGGTATATCATGAGCCTTAAATATTATACAGCACACCAAAATAATTCTGGTGGATATTTTATTCAAAATAACGATGTACGTGAAACGGTCATTATTCAAGCTAATAATGTGGAAGATGCATTAAAAAAATTAGAAATGATTACGGAAGATTATTCGGAATATTGTCCTTGTTGTGGTGAGCGTTGGAGTGAGTATTGGGATGATGAAGATGGTACTGAACAACCAATGATTTATGGAGAAAATGTATACGAAACTTCTCCTACGATGTTTCGAGAGTCAGCAATAATTTATCATGCAGATGGGCGTAAAGAGATAGTTGTGCATGAATCAAAGGGGGATATTTAATTGGCTAAAGAAAAATTATTTACAAAAGAACGTTGGTTTGCTGATACACGCAAAGAAGCAGAAGAAATTATCGCAGAAGCAAAGGAAAATGATGCACTGACAATGCAAAAAATTCACGAAAAACATAATAGCAAAGGCTTCTACTTTTTAGTGGACTTAGATTATGTATATTCGACACCTAAAGAAGAAATGGAAAAACGGCCAGACAAGGATGATGCACCAGATGGCCAAATGAACATCGATGAAGTGCATGAAGGTCTTCCATATCAAGTTGAAACAGATGGCAGTGTAACAATGGGAAATGCTGACGATGACTTGCCAGAATTCGAAGATCCACTCGCAGATGTAGAGGCAAAAGAAGAAGTCACTGATGAGAAAGTGCCATTTTAATAGTAAAGGAGTGTGGAAGGCATGCAAGTAGCAAATGCAATACGTGAGAAACAAAAAGCCTTAATAGGCTTGGTTGGTCCATCAGGTAGTGGTAAATCGTTGTCGGCCTTACTACTAGCTTATGGGATTGTAAAAGAGGCATATCCTGATTTACCTGATGAAGAGTTATGGAAGAAAATCGGTGCTGCTGATACAGAGCACAAACGCTTACTCAATTATGTTGGCCAAACTCATGGCCATATCACAATTGGTTCTTTCAAATATATCAATTTTGAACCACCTTTTAATACGGATCGATACAATATGGCAATTAATTTGCTAATGCAACAGGGAGTAGAGGTCATTATTGTGGACAGCCTTTCGCATCAATGGCAAGGCGAAGGTGGAGTAGTTGAAACTCACGGAGGCATGCAAGGTAACTCGTTTCAGAACTGGGGTAAGCTTGCTCCTGAATCTAGCAAATTAGTAAAAGGTTTAACTACTGCTGCAGTCCACATGATTACTACTTTACGAGTTAAAAGTGATTATGTAATTGAGTTAGTTGATGGCAAAAACGTACCTAAAAAGGTCGGTATGAAGCCAGTCCAAAAAGATGATATGGAATATGAGTTTGATACTGTATTTTCTATCGGAATGGACCATATGGCCAGAGTAAGTAAGGACATCACAAATTTATTTGAAGGTGATGAGTTTACTATCACACCTGACATTGGTTCAAAGCTTTATCGCTACCTTGAATTAGGTATTGATGTACAAGCTGAGGAACGAGCTAGACGCGAAGAGGAAGAAGCAAATCGTTTAAGCAATGTAGCTAAAATTCGTGAGTTGTCTTCCACAGATGCTGATGTAGCAAAGATCATTTCAGATTGCGAATTTAAAGCAAATCTACAACTAGAAAAAATGACCATACCTATGGTCGATAAAATCATCAATTTAATTGGAGGAAAATAATATGTTCAAAATTAATCATGAAGAAGCAGGCCAAGGATTTGAGTTAATTGCTCCTGGAGATTATGAGGTTACAGTAATCAACTATGAAATGAAGAAAGCTGAAAGTGGTAATAACCGTATCACTGTTGACTACGAAATTCGTAGTGATGTACCACAGAATCATCAAGGGCAAAAGATTCTATACGATGGATTCACAATTACTGAAAAGGCTATGTGGCGTTTACAAGCAGTTTCAAAGGCAGCTAAATTCCCTGATGGCTTATCATTCAATTCTTACAAAGAATGGGCAGATACATTGTTACACAAGAATTTAGTAGTTACAGTGGGTCATCGTGAATACAACGGAAACAAATATCCCGAGGTAAAGGGTTTTAAAGAATCACAAGTAGGAGCTCCAGCGCCCCAAGGTGGCCCAATCACTGTTGGTGAAGATGATGTTCCATTCTAAATAAAACTTAATAGAGAGGTCTGTTTTTGCGGACTTCTCTTTTTTATACCCCGAAAAATGGTAACAATGGAATAAAAAATAGAATAAAAAAAGCACTGGTCAAAGACCAAGTGCATTTCTGATGATAGCCCATAAGACTAACATCGCTACAGTCGAGATTTCGAATTCAAAGTCTGATTTCTTCACTCGCATTGTAGACACCTCCCTCACAATTGATTAGGTGGAATCCACCTTTCGATTGGTTAGTTGGGTAGGTGATTACTATATTAACACTTTTTCATATTTTGTAAATACCTGGAGGGCAACAATGAAAGAACATTACGATTTTAATAGTATCTCATCAGAGCTTAAAGCCCTTCCTCAATGGATACTGTGGAGGGCAGAAGAAAAGGGAGGCCGTTATACAAAAATTCCATATCAAATAGATGGGAACGAAGCACGTTCGAATGATCGTCGAACATGGTCAACGTTTGCAACAGCAGCTAAGTTTTATACAGAATCAGATGCAAACGGCATTGGCTTTGTATTTAGTAGACAAGACAAGTATATCGGTATAGATATTGATAAATGCGTTACGTATGATGCAGATGATACGGATAAAGGAAATCCAATAGTTAACACTTTTGCTCAAGAAATTATAGATACATTAGACAGCTACACTGAGTTTAGTGTATCGGGTACAGGAATACACATCATTATCAAGGGTAGCCTTCCACAGTCTGTAGTAGGTACTGGCCGTAAAAGTGCAAAACATGGGTTAGAAATTTATCAATACGGCCGTTACTTCACCATGACAGGTAATCGTGAAAATTCTAATGATATATACGATCGTACGGATGAGCTAGCAGAGATATTTGAAAAGTATTTTGATGAAAGCGACATAAAAGGCCGCGTGAACCTAGCAGAATATGAAAATGATGAAATCAAACTTTCGAATGACGCGCTGTGGGAGCGAATGTTCCGTAGTAAATCAGGTGACGAAATACGATCTTTGTACAACGGAAATTTAATAGATGATGATCATTCATCTAGCGATTTGGCTTTGAGCAATCACTTGGCCTTCTGGACAGGTAAAAGTGCATCCAGAATGGATTCAATGTTTAGGGAAACAAGCCTTATGCGTGATAAGTGGGACAGGATTCACTTTAGCGATACAGGCGAAACGTATGGGGAAAGAACAATAGGAGAAGCAATTTCCTCCACTACAACAACGGTGTTGGACCAACAACATTATGAAGAATTTTCGTTTGACTTCCATAGTGGAGATGTAGAGGCTGTGGAGGACAAACCGAAAAAGAAATTTCGTTTAACAGAACTAGGAAATGCTGAACGTATAGCAGATGAATATGGCCATGCAATCAAATATGTGAATGACATGGGCTGGCTCATATGGGACGGCAAGCGATGGAAGATTGATAACAGAAAAGAAATTTATCGCATTGCAGCCAAGGTTTTACGAGGGTTGTACAAATCAGAAGATGAAGGCGAGCAAAAATGGGCGAAGATGTGTGAGCGATTAAATGTTCATAAAAACAGTTTGTCATTTTTAATGTCGCTGGTACCAGGTGATCGAGAAGAATTTGATAGACATAAATATTTATTCAATGTTGCGAATGGCATCGTAGATTTGAAAACTGGTAAGTTACAACCACATGATCGTGAGCTCAGTATAACAAAAATAACAAATATCACATTTGATGAATCAGCTAAATGCCCTGAATGGTTAAGTTTCTTAGAGCAAATATTCCAGGGTGACAAAGAGTTGATTGAGTATATGCAGCGTTTAATCGGTTACAGCTTAACAGGTGAAATAAGCGAGCAAATCATGGTTTTCCTAATTGGAGGGGGTAGCAATGGTAAATCAACGTTTATTAATACGATTAAGGACCTCATGGGCGAGTACGGTAAACAAGCTAAATCGGACACGTTTATTAAGAAAAAGGAAACTGGAGCGAACAATGACATTGCCCGATTGGTCGGCAGCCGTTTTGTATCAGCGATTGAATCAGAAGATGGAGAACAATTGTCGGAGGCTTTCGTAAAGCAAATTACAGGTGGGGAGCCAGTGTTAGCACGTTTTTTACGACAAGAATATTTTGAGTTTATTCCAGAGTTCAAGGTGTTCTTTACTACTAACCATAAACCAGTAATCAAGGGTGTTGACGAAGGTATTTGGCGACGTATTCGATTAATTCCATTTAACCTACAACTGCCAAAAGAAAAGCGTGATAAAAAACTTCCTGAAAAATTGTCGCTAGAAATGCCGGGCATCCTGAATTGGGCTATCGAAGGTTGCTTGAAGTGGCAGCAGAAGGGGTTGAATGAACCGAGGATCGTGATGAAAGCTACAGGTGATTATAAAGATGAAATGGACATCCTTGGGCCGTTTATGTTTGAACGCTGTCATAAACAGGTTAACGCGAAAATTGAAGCAAAAGAATTGTATGAAGTTTATTCAAATTGGTGCTACAAGAATGGCGAACACCAACTCAAAAATCGAGCGTTTTATAGAATTTTAGAATCACAAGGATTCAAGAGAGAACGCGGAGCTCAAAATAAATATTTCATTTATGGGGTTACTTTAATAGAACGAAAAGATACTGTAATTCAGCAAAAGTTATTGGAAAATGACGAAATGGACGAAAAAGTTACGAAAAGTAACACTTTTAAAATCACTTAGAAATCCATATGTATCAATGGTTTGAAGGTTGTTTTTATTGTTAATAATTACTTTTGTTATTTGTTTTGGATATTAATAAAAAATTAAAAAATAAAAATATATATATATATAAGGGCTGAAACTCCGTAACAGGTAATAAAAATAACAAAAATCTTCAAACCCTTGTGGCTCTAAGGTTTGTTAGGGTTATTTTTAGTAACACTTCGGTAATTTATAGTTATTTTCCGTAACTATTTAATAACGGATATTTAACTATTTGATAATTGAGAGGTGATAGATTGCAAGTTTTAATGTTTCTATCAATTATTTGGAGATCAGGTGCAACGATTTACCTTAAAAATGATGATGTTCATATAGATCATGGTGACAACATTCCAGCAGACGCAATTAAGGCAGGTGAAACCATTTTTGAAGATATTAAAAAGTGGCTTAAATCATGGGAAGGTGCCGATGGAATAGATCAAACAATGCAAAAGGTGGTCCATCAAGCTTGTGGATGGCAACACAACCCAAAGTTGAATGAATGGATATGCGAGGATGTTGATTCATTGTTGTTGTTCATGGAGTGGCAAGAAACATTAGCTAAGAACGGCTGGAACGATATTTATGAAGACTATCGACAATTTGAAAATGAAGCTTCAAATGCGATGAAGAAAAAGTTGTACGAGAGGGCTGTTTTATACGCTAATCAAAATAAGTGATTTACAGCCTCTTTAACGAGACTTAGAAGTCAGGTGATAAATACATCGAATCTGTAAATGGAACGTCTGTACGGTGTTTGTAACAAGTGAAAACAAGGAGGTAAATAGATTGGTATGGCTAAAAATGAAAAATTAGAGGTTGGTCAACGAATTTGGATTGAATCAATTTGGTACTTCTACACAAATCGTGATCGTTCTATAAGTGAGTACGAAATTGTTGAAGCAAATCGTAACGGTGCTTATGCGGTAAGAGTTGATAACCTTGGTAAAGATAAACCTTATCGTAATCGCATAGACCAAAGAACACGTAAAATAAAAGGTTCTGGTTCTTTCGGTGTCGGTGAAGTGATTTGGGAAAGTAAAGAGGCATTCGAAGCTGATGTCAAAAGAGTTAATGATACAGAGATTGCTAGAGAAAAAGCGATAAAAAAGGTGAATAAGATGTCACTAGAACAACTTCAAGAATTGCTAGGTGATTCACAATGATCCATTATGCTTACACAGACACTGAACTAAACAAAATCCTAAAAACAATGACGATAGTGGTTGATACACGTGAACAAGTAAACGGCCATATCCTTGAATATTTACGCAGTAAGGATGTACCAATCAAATTGAAAAAGTTAGACACTGGCGATTACACAGCGATGTTACCGAAAAATGAAGAGCTTGGCATCATGCGAGATATTTATTTAAACAGCCGTGTTGAACGAAAAGCAAGTGTAGATGAGATTGTTGGAAACTTAGGCAAGGACGAACGTACACGCTTCGAGAACGAATTAATTCGAGCTCAGAATATGCCATTTACAATCCTTCTTGAAGATCCAGAAGGCTATAAAAAAATACTAAACGGAACCTATAGAAGTAAATACGACCCACTTGCATTACTTGGTTCGTTGAATACTTTCAAGGCACGTTACGGCTTTGAGATTGTCTATTTAGATAATAAGTTTAGTGGAAATTGGATATATCATCATTTCTATTACCAAATGAAGAACTATCTAAAGAGAGGGGCGTTCTAACAATCGTGAACATGTGAAATCTGAGGTAAGTGAAATAGTGGCATTAGTGGTTTGGAGATAATGATAATGCGAAAAGTTTCTGAGTAAAAACACTAGGGGATTAAGATTTTTTTAAGCTAACTTATTATCGAATGAAAATGTCACCTTTGTATACAGCATACCAGACATCGAATTCGCCTTCTTTAGCATAACTAAACAAAAGTAAATCTCCACCATACCAGAAACTACCTCTCTTTTCACTATGGTAAATAGTTCCTGGTGGAGGTGAATTAAATGTTTTGTTAACTGTGACATAAATAGAACTTGGGTTAGAAGCAAATTGTTCTATAGTTGGAATAGGATTGTGTATTTTATGTTCTGCAGCCGAAGCGTTACCTGATGGATAGATGAATAAAGCAAGAAGTAAAGCTGTTAGTAAACTAATACCAATATTACTTTTAATCTTTTTTAACATTATTTTTTCCTCCATTCTAGTAATATCCCCTAGTAGTTTTAGTTTTAACATAATTAACATTTAATTTCAATAAATAGAAAATATTTCTATGTAAAATATTAGGTTGTTATTGTTGGTAGATTCATATCTGCCATGTATATAAGAGAAATAAATAAAACTTCAGATAAAAAGGTAGGTGCTGCACATGCATTATGAGTGGTTAAAAAACTATCAAAAATTAGAGGATGAAATTGCAGACATCGAATTTAATTTAGAACGAAATAAGAAGGAATTGAAACGTTGGGTGGAAGGTGACTTAACAAAAGTTAAATTAACTTCAGAAAGCCATGGAGCTCAATTAGAAGAAATTATTGTAGCTACTGAACGTGAATTAGCACATAAAATGAATGACTTGGATGATATGAAAAATCTGATTAATACATTCAGAGGGTTAGATAACCAGATACTGTACAAGCATCATGTGGAGGGCAAAACGCTTATCTCCATTGCAGATGAATTAGAGAAAAGTCCGAATTACATTTACAACAAGCATGCACAGATAATGAAAATGGTTAAGTATAAATATGCGGAGAGTGTAAATGGATGATTGAAAGATATTGTTCAGTAAAGGAAGCGTGCATAAATATGAACAGAAAAAAGGAGTAATTCCTGCACAAAAGGTTAATCACTCCTAACAACGAAATCAATTTTTTATAGTTTTGAAACAAAGAGAGTCTTTATATCTCTAGACAATTGGACTTAACATTTTAAGGATAATTGAAGCATTTACGTTTATTTGTGTGCCTCCTGCTAAAGTTTGAAGGATTACTGCTGCTGCAGAAGAATGGTTCCTAAGTGTAAGAAACCCGCCGGATGGTATAGAAATTATTACCTGACCTGTGTTTTGTTGAGTACCGGCTCCTGAACCATAGACTGCCTGCGTCACCGGTGCACCATTTAAAAATAGTGTGAATTGGTTAGGTTCAACACCTGATACGATGAAAGTAACCTCGTAGATTCCTGGTCTAGTAACAAAAATTTGAGAGGTTCCAGGAGCATGCGTAATTCCCGGTGTAACTATACCTGTTGAATCAAAAATAATATCTGCTTCTACAGCGACAGTTTCAGGACTTAGATTATATATATATCCGTATTCGCATAGACCACTACATGCTGTTGGTATTACAGGAGGAATACCGCCAGTAATTCCACAGAGGTCCACTGCTTTGAATGGTCCTATTTGGCTTCCGCACAAGCATGAACGTTTATTACAGTTACTACAGTTATCCATTTTCTCACCTCCATTCGTAGTTAGAGTGAAATATGGAGTAAAGGGCAATAGGCTACAATCAATTAATCATTTAGACTCATTATTAATGTTATTTTAAAAAAAGACCACTCGTATGAGATGGATACGTCTTTCTAGCTTTTCAACAAGCCCCTGTTAGTTCAAGAATAATAAAATTACTAATTATTAATGACTAACTACTCACTAAATATTTTTAATTTCATCCCTTATTCAATTAGTCTGCCCTACAGCTGTTATTTTGCAAGTTGAAATTGCAAATCTAACGATTGTTTCAGGACTTATTGGTAAAGTACCTAACACTATGCCAAGACCTGTTTGTTCCACAATAAAATCTGCTGCAATAGAACCATTAACTGCTAAAAGATTAACTGTTGAACCGATAAGTGTATCTAGCAATTGTCTGATCGGTCGTTCGCGACAATTACATTCGCACCCTGAATTAACAGGTGGCAACAAGTTGATAGTAGGTCCTGGTGGTAAAAATCCTACCCCTGTAACATCAGAAATGTTTACTTCAAAGGTTGTCACACCATCTGTAACAGTAACTAAAAAATCATTCACTTCAGTAATTGTGAATAAAAAAAATAGAGGAGGTACATTTGGTGCGTCTGCAACAGTGCCAAGAATTACAGTTTGCCCAACAAGCTGCTGTAAGACGGACTGAAGTGGAAAAACACAACAGTCACAAAGACACGAAGAGGCGGGTGCTGAAGGACAGCAACTATTAAGTGCTGTGTACTTAACTGGCGGACAATGTCCGTTAGGTTTTATTCTAGTAATTTTCTTTTTTTTAGACATAATTTCACCCCACTATTTCTTTTATAATATGTTTAAAAGAAATATGAGATTGGATTAAAACCTATTTAGGTTTGAACAAAGATACTTTATGTGAGCAGCGCTTACTGAACAACATTAGGATACTAATCCGAACCTAACTTAATATAATGTTAAGTTGTAATTAAATTATAGAACCTATTGAATAATCGAGATATTATAGGAGTATCAAAAAGCGCACGGAAATGCGCTAACAAAATAACAACTACAAAATAAACACGTTTGCTTGTACGTGTATGTCGAAAACAAGCATTCCTTCTAATTAGATTGCCTAACTTTTGGCAATCTTTTTTAATCTAATGACTTTAATTAAAGAGTTAGTTTAAAATAGATTTAGGAGGAGATAAAATGGATTTATTGAAAGAAATTTCATTGGAATTAAATAATTACCAAAAACTTATATTGGAATACTCAGGAGAATCATCTGCAACTCAATACTTGAAAAATTTGAGAAATGGAATTGAAGAGAGAGATATTGAAATAATTGCCCATTCGTTAAAGGGGGTTGATAGTTGGTACTCCGGAAATATGCCTTATATTCAATCTAATAGTTTAGTATCTAAGGGACATAAAATGGAGCATGATAGATTGCAGATGCAGTTAAAAGAGTATTTGAATAGATTGGAAAGTTACGAGATAACTGAAATTAAAGAAGGAAATCAAGTCCCTACAAATGAAAAGACAGATACAGGATATAAAATATTTATTAGTCATTCAAGTAAGGATTTTGATATTTGTACACCTTTTGTTGAACTATTAGAAGACCTAGGGATACCAGAAGAATCTATTCTTTATACAAGTTTACCTAGATTTGGGATACCAGGAGATGTTGATATTTATGAATATCTTAGAAGTAAGATAAATGATAACTTCTACATGTTTTATATGTTGTCAGATAATTATTATCAGAGCCCAGTTTGTTTAAATGAAATGGGTGCTGCATGGGTTGCTCAAAATGATTATTCTACATTTATATTACCTAACTTATCAGTAGGGATAAAAGGGGTAGTAGATTCTAAAAGAAAAGCATGGGATATAACTAAGGCAGTTGAATTAAACAACCTAAAGGAAAAACTAGTTAATGATTTTAACTTAACAATTTCTTTAAATAAATGGGAAGATAAGAAAAATAACTTCTTAGACAAAGTAATTAAATAGAAACAAAGAAGTCACATCTAACAAGGTGTGGCTTTTTATTATCCTTCATATTTCTAGTAGTGACATATGATTCCATTCGCACTATGATTAGTGTGAAGGAGGGATTATATGGCTGATATTATATGTTCTAATTGTAAAACTGAATTTCATCTTCATGAATTTAGGTCGCCATTTAAAGATGAAGGAGCTACATTACATTGTAAATGTGGAAAAGAAATATATAGTTATCCCAAAGGAACATATTTTTATTCAATAGAAGAGTGTAGTGTATACCGTGAGAGAATGGCGAAGCAAGAAGAAAGAAAAAAATGGGAAGAAGCAAATTATCCTAAATGTGAATGTGGATTAACAATGGTTAAAAGAAAAGGAACATACGGTGAATTTTTTGGGTGTAGTAGGTATCCTAAGGGTTGCAATATTACAAAGAAAGTTCCAGCGAAATTAAAAAATAAATAATAATTAGTCACTCTTAATTGAGTGGCTTTTTATTATGCAATTAACTATGAATTGTGGAGGGCAAGTGAATGACAATCTTTATATCGCTATTATCTGGTTCGTTAGGGTTATGCATTGGGATAATCGGCACCACTATATTTTACACAGTAGGATTACGCAAGGTTAGAAATGAATACAACTTTGTTAAGAAAGAGGGATAAACAATGGGAAGCGTTAGAGGAATCACAATTGAATTAGGATTCGATGACAAATCTAAATTAAAGCTACGAGCAATAGCCAAGCATGTTTGTGCATTTGCTAATGAGTTGGATGCGATTGTTGCAATGAATGATGATGAACCAACACAATTAGAAGGCAGCAACTAACTTCATGCAAGAATACAAATCACTCGAACAAAAGCGTAAGTTCTATGACAGCGGTGACTGGAAACATATTCGTTCTGAAGTAAAGAAACGCGACAACAATGAGTGTCAGGAATGCAAACGTAATGGTCTTGTTCGAATCGATGACGCTAACGAATTAAACAACGATGGCACACGAAAGAAGATACAACTCGTAGTCCATCACATTAAAGAACTAGAAGATCATCCTGACTTAGCACTCGACATAAACAATCTCGAAACACTTTGCGTTGATTGCCATAACCGCATACATGGTCGAGTATTCAGTAAACCAAACAAATGGCGAGATGATGAGAAATGGTAATCCCCCCCGGGTAAAAGGTTTTGGGATTTCTTAAAACTTGGGCACCGGTGATGGGGTGTTCTGTCCAGATTTTTTTAATATAGCTATTTCCACGCGAGAGGGGGGAGGGGGTTAAATTATGGATTTAGAAAAATTAAAAATACAGCTAATGAGTCGAATCGATACAGACGATTTACTCGAAGTAAAAAAAGTGGAGCGGTACATTGAACTACTTAAACTTGATTCGCAATGTGATGAAGTGCTGGCTCGTGATGGTTCAACCGTCACCATTGAAAATGGAAAACAAAGATTCGTTAAAAGTCATCCGGCCATGACTGATAAAACAAAAATAAACACGCAATTAATCGCTTTGGAGAAGTCATTTAACTTTGTTGATGAAGGATTGCCCCCTGCTGCATCAACTGTGGAAGGCAAAGGCAAAGAAGAATTTTCGGAAGATGATTTAATTTGATTAGCAATAAGTATGTGGACGAATACATTCAACTTTATGAATCTGGACAAAACAAACTGAATAACGAACGGATCATGTTGATTGAATATTTGCGAGAGCATGTATTGAGTCGAGATGATTTATTTTTTGATGACGATATGATTGAAAAATGTATCCGATTCGGTGAAAAGTGGTATTTCCCCTTGCAGCCGTTTCAGAAGTTTTTAATCGCATTCGTCTTTTTATTTTTCAAAAAGAATGGCCGTGTGTTTTACCGAAAGCATTTATGGATGCTTGGCCGTGGTGGTGGTAAGAATGGTTTGATTTCTGTTGTTACGCATTTCTTAATCGGACCGCATCACGGGATTAGAGAATACAACGTCTCAATTGTTGCCAACAGTGAAGAGCAAGCTAAGACTTCATTTGATGAAACCTACAATGTAATTGGTCGAAACAGTATTTTAAAATCGATGTTTTATCGAACAAAAGAAAAGATCACAAGTAATAAAACTGATTCGATTTTAAAATTCCGTACTTCTAACGGCGAAACAAAAGATGGTTTGCGTGACGGTGCCGTTGTATTCGATGAGATACATCAATTCGAGAGTAATAAAGATGTTAGGGTCCATATATCGGGGCTTGGTAAAAAGAAAAATCCACGTGAGTTTTACATCGGTACTGATGGATATGTTCGAGATGGATTCTTAGATAAACAAAAAGAAAAAGCAATGAAAGTTTTAAGTGGTGAAGCGCGGCCGAATGCATTGTTTCCTTTCATCTGCAAGTTAGATGACGAAAAGGAAGTTGATGAAATTGAAAGCTGGGAAAAAGCTAATCCAATGCTTTGTCATCCACGCAGTGAATATGCCCAAGGGTTATTCGATACAATTTTTGAAGAGTACGAGGATTTAGAAGACGATCCAACAAACCGTGAAGAGTTCATGACAAAGCGTATGAACTGCCCTGTGACCGATTTAGAGCGTTCTGTAGCAAAGTGGGAGGAAATACTAGCAACTAATCGGGAGATGCCTGATTTACACGGTAGAGAGGCTATAGGAGCGATTGACTTTGCTAGTATACGAGACTTCGCAGCATGTGGCTTGTTGTTCCGTGATAATGGCGATTATGTTTTTAAAACACATTCTTATGCTCGTAAAGAATTTGTAGACAAGTACTATAGTTATTCCAAGAAAAAAGATGCTGAAATGGCTGGTAAACGTAAATTTGCACCTATTCGAGAATGGGAAGAACAAGGGCTTTTATCAGTTGTGGAAGGCGAAACGATTAATCCGAATTTGGTTGTTTCCTGGTTTGTTGAAATGCGGAATTATTATGACATTAAAAAAGTAATCGGTGATAATTTCCGAATGGAAGTGTTAAAACCTTTATTTGAAGCAGAGGGATTTGAGGTAGAGATTATTCGAAATCCGCGAGCCATCCACAGTTTATTAGCTCCGCGTATCGAGCTTGCTTTCGCCAATCGTCAAATTATATTTGGGGACAATCCTCTAATGCGTTGGTACACAAACAATGTGTTAGTTGTTATCAAAAAAGATGGCAACAAGGAGTACCAAAAGAAAGAGCCTATAAGAAGAAAAACAGATGGCTTCCAAGCATTTGTACATGCCATATATCGAGCTGATGAAGTGGCCGAAACGGATATAGGTAGCTCATTGGATGCACTTAACACATTGAATTTCTAGAGAGGGGGTGAAAATGTGAGTTGGTTAGGAGATATTTTTCAACGTAATAAAGACATATCATCCTCCTATTCTGTGGAAGGCGAAATCTTTGGTTATGAAGTAGAGCAGCGTGCATATTTGAAACGATTGGCGTTAGAAATTTGCATTAACTTTATTGCTCGTTCTGTAGCGCAAACAGAATTCCGAATCATGGATAACAAAAAGCGTGTGCGCGATGATTGGGATTACTTATTAAATGTAAGACCGAATACCGATTCTAGTGCATCTGATTTTTGGCAAGATGCGACATATAAACTCATTCATAATCGTGAAGTATTAATCGTTTTAAGCGATTCGAATGATTTACTGATTGCAGATAGTTTTGTGCGTGAACAACGTGCAGTATATCCTGACACTTTCAAAAATGTGACAGTAAAGGAATTTACATTTGCTCGAAAATTTAGTATGGATGAAGTCATTTATTTAACATACAACAATGCAAAGTTATCACGTTTTATGGATGGTATGTTTGAAGATTTTACAGCGTTATTTAGTCGCATGGTTGAAACAAGCATGTTTGCTAATCAAATTCGTGCTACGGCTGGTATGGACTCAACACAAAAGTTAGATGATGAGAATTTAGGGAAATTACAACGTTTCATTGATAAAATGTTCAACGCATTCCGTAAAAATGCATTTGCTATCGTGCCCAAGTTAAAAGGTTTTGACTATGAAGAAATCGTTAATGGTGGCAATGGCGGCCGTTCTGTAGAAGATATGATGAAGGTGCTTGATAAGGCTATTGATTACGTAGCCGAATTATTGGGTATTCCACCTGCCATTATTAATGGCTCATTATCCGAATACGAAACTGCATTAAAGGCTTACATCAAATTTACGAACAATCCTATCATTAAGAAATTTTGCGATGAGTTAAATGCAAAATTAATTAGTAAAGAAGATTATCAAAAAGGAAAGCACTTTAAAGCCTTCGGTATTCAAGTTAAGTCGGTTACAGAAAATGCAGAGGCGGTTGATAAATTGGTTGCATCAGGAGCATATACACGAAATGAAGTTCGCGAAAAATTTGGTGATGAACGTGTTGATGATCCAGAGCTTGATAAGTACGTTATCACAAAGAACTATCAAACTGTGGATACTGCATCGAAAGGGGGTGAAAATCAGTGAGAGTAAAACGTTTATTTAATTACAAAAATAATCAATTCGATGATGAATTGAAAAATGTACCACATAATTTTGCAGTGAAACATGATGAAGAAGCGAAAACGTCTGAACTCACAATTTACGGCGTTATTGGTGAGTCATGGTGGAATGAGAAATGGACATCTGCAATTGATGTAGATAATGCATTGAAAGAAGCAGGTACAAACAATCTTGTTATTCGTTTAAATTCTCCAGGTGGTAGCGCATTTGATGGTATTGCAATTTATAATCGTCTAATGAACTACAAAAATGAAACAGGTGCTAAACTCACAATTTATGTTGATGGATGGGCATGTTCAGCAGCATCAGTAATTGCTATGGCAGCGGATGAGTTAATTATGGGCCTTGGTGCCATGATAATGATTCATGAGGCTTCTAGTGGAATCTGGGGTGCTAAAGGTGATTTCCGAAGAGAAGCTGATTTATTAGAAGAGCTTGAAGAAGGTATTATTGATATTTACATGACAAAAGCAACTGTAGAGCGAAAAGAAGTTCGAAAAAAGGTAGATGCTGAAACATGGTTTGGCGCGTCTAAAGCTATTGAAATTGGCTTTGCTACTTCTGCTACCTCAACAACTGTGGAGGACAACTCGAAAGAGGAATTATCGAATTTAAAAGCGCAGAATGCTAACTTGCAAAATGAAATTCAACAATTAAAAAATCAACAAAAACAGGAACCAACGCCAGAGCCGGTACAACCGACTAACAAGCGTAAAGGGTTCCTTTTTTAATACAAAAATTTGGAGGTAATCATAAATGGTTATTAAATTAAACAATCACACTGAAGCTTACGAAGAAGCGAAATTAAATTACGCTAATGTTGTAAAAAATGAAGAATCAACACCAGAGCAAGTTGAAACAGCTTGGGTAAACATGCAAGATGCATTAGTGAATTCTTTAACGACTCAAATTTCAAATGAAGTTACTAACAATACATTAGATCAAGTTATTTTATCTAACCGTGGCGTAGATGTGATGACTGCAGAAGAAACTAAATTCTTCAATGTTGTTGTATCTGACGGTTTCCAAGATGAAATTGTTCTCCCATATACGATTGAAGAACGTATTTACGATGACCTAACAAGCGACCATCCACTGTTATCTGTAATCAATTTCCGAGACTTAGGAACGATTACATTAACGACTATTACATCAGAATACGAAGGCGCGGCTGTATGGGGTCCTATTTTTGGAGACATCAAAGGTCAATTGAACGCGGCATTCAAGCAAGAAAAAATCGCACAATCGAAATTAACAGCGTTTGTTGTCTTGCCGAAAGACCTTGCCAAATTCGGTCCTAAATGGGTAGCGGCTTATGTACAAACACAAATCACAGAAACGTATGCAGTAGCATTGGAAAATGCGATTATCAACGGTGCTGGTCCTACAAAAGAAGAACCGATTGGTTTAATCCGTGATTTAGCAGCAGCAGTAGATCCTACAAACGGACATGCTAAAAAAGCGGCAGTGGGTGCATTGACATTAGCTGATCCAAAAACTATCATCAAAGAATTTTCAGGAATCGGTAAAGAATTATCTGAGAAAGAAAATGGTAAGCCTTTAAACGTTAGCGGCAAAGTTGCACTAGTGATTAACCCTGCTGATGCATGGGATTTAAAAGGTGACTTCACTATACAGAACTCACTAGGTGATTACATTACTAAGTTACCGTTTAACTTCACGCTTATCGAATCAGAATTTGCTAAAAAAGGTGAGTTAATTGCGTTTGTGAAAGATCGTTACGATGCATACCGTGGTGGTGGAATTGAGGTAACGGAATACAAAGAAACGTTAGCTATGGAAGATTGCAATTTACACATCGCTAAAACATTCGCCTTTGGTAAGCCACGCGATAACAAAGTAGCAGCGATTTACACATTACCGGTGACTCCTTAATTTTAAGGGGTTCCCACTTTTAGGAGGGATAACAGTGTATAAAGTAGTCCGGGATTTCAAGGATAAAGATGGTCGATTTTATCGCGAGGGAGACGTTTTTCCTGCACCTGATGCGAGTAAACAAACAGCTGCACGCCTTAAAGTATTGTCATCCACAAATAATTCGTATGGAAAGGTTTTTATTAAGAAAAATGAAGCACCAAAAGAAAAGTAGGTGAGTTAAATGCCAAACGAAATCACGCCAGAGCTATTAGTCGAATTTAGGGACAGAATGAAGCTGAGTGATGATGAGGACGATAATTTAACTCGTATCTTAAAAGCATCTGTAGAGGATTTACAAGACATTTGTGGTGACTATGATATAAACACTAGCGAACGCTTTAAAGAGCTTGTATTCGAGCGTTCTCGCTATGTTTATAACGATGCGCTTGAATACTTCCACAACAACTTTCTAACGCAATTAAATAACCTTAACATTGCTAAAGCACTTGAAAGTAGTGAAGTCGATGAAACAGTTTAGATATAACGAAAACAATCACAGCGGCTTGTATCGGCATCGTATTTCAATCTGTAAAAGAATTTTAACTAAAGATGCATTATTACAAGAAATTGAAACGTTTGAAGATTCAAGACGCTATTGGGCCATGATTAAAACGCTAAAAGGTAGCGAAATAATGGGCGCTGGAAGAGAGCAAATGAAGGTAGAAAAACGTTTTGTAATAAAGTATGCCAAATCATTAGATGAATTTATTAATACTGAAAATACTTCTTTCGTAATAGTGCAAAACGAAATTGTTTACGATGTTAAGAGTGCTATCAACGATGATGATATGAATATTACTATCACAATCGTTGCAGAAGGGCGGTCATAGCATGGCTATCAATATAAACGATCTTGCTGCTGAAATCAATCGCACTCTAGCAAACTATGCTCACGGTGTTGGGGAAGATATAGAGAAGGTTGCTGAAAAAGTAGCAAAAAAAGGTGCACAGCAACTAAAAGCTCGTTCTCCAGTTGGAGCGAGACATCGTTATGCAAAAGGTTGGCGAGCTAAAAAGATAGGCAAACAATGGGTCGTCCACAATACTGAATATCAACTTACTCATTTACTTGAAAAAGGGCATGCGAAGGTTGGTGGTGGCCGTGTGCCAGCAAAAGTGCATATTGCACCTGTCGAAGAGGAAATGATTACTGAATTTATACAAGGTGTTGAGGAGGCGATCAGAGGATGACGTTACCTGAACTAGCTCAAAAGTTAAAAGCACTTGGCTATCCAGTCGCTTACTCACATTTTAAATCAGCACAGGAACCTCCCTTCATCTGCTACCTAGTTGTAGATGGCGACACTTTCAGTGCTGACAATAAAGTGTTATCAAAAATCAATTATGTTGATATTGAACTATATGTAATTGATAAAGACTTAATAGTAGAAGAGAAAATAGAAGATATGCTAAATGAAAATGAACTCCCTTGGTCTTACGATGAACTATTCATCAGAGACGAGGGAGTTTTTAAATGCACATATTCAATTATTTTAATTAATTAGGAGGTCATTTAGATGGCAGAAAACAAAGTACGTTTTGGCTTAAAGAATGTTCATTATGCAGTTGCTACTGAAGCAGCTGATGGAAAATTAACTTTTGGTACACCGGAGAGATATCCTGGAGCAGTTTCATTAAGTTTAGAACCACGCGGGGAAACATCAGAATTCTATGCTGATGATCGTGTATATTATGCAACAACAGTAAATAACGGTTATGAAGGCACGTATGAAGCTGCTGAATTACCATTGAAATTCCGTACAGATGTATTGGGTGATCAGTTAGATGAAACATCAGGGATTCTGACAGAAACAACTAACTCGAAGCCAAAAATAATTGCCTTGATGTTTGAGTTTGATGGAGATGTGAAAGCAACGCGCCATGTATTGTACAACGTCACTGTTAGCCGCCCTGGTACTTCAAGTGAGACAAAAACAGAGACTACGGAACCTACTACACAAGAATTATCGTTCATTGCTGCGCCAACTATAGATGGAGTAGTTAAACGGTCTACGACAGGTACAACAACACCTGCAGTATATGACGCTTGGTATACAAATGTATTTGAACCAACAGAAGTACCAACACCTTAATAAATGAACTGTGGAGGGCAAATAGATGGAAATCACATTAACGATTGATGATCAACCAGTTAAATTTAAGTCAAGTGGCGCTGTTCCTAAACGATACAAGATGCAATTTGGCCGAGATTTTTTTAAGGATCTTATTGGCATGGGTATTGTAAATAAAGATTACAGTGATTTACATGAAAACGATCAGCTAGAAGCAATCAAACAAATTGACTTTGATATGTTCTATGATATTGCTTGGACACTGGCTAAAACAGCAGATGAGAAAATTCCTGATCCAATGACTTGGTTAGATTCCTTTGAAACATTCCCAATTGTGGACATTGTAGCTGAACTACAAGATATTTTAGCAGCAACTATTTCTTCTAAAAAAAACTAGATATTGATAAAGGGGGTACGTCATCGGAGCCAATTTCAACCGAAACGTACCTTATTTTATGTCATGAATGTAAACTATCTCACGATGATTTAGAAACAATGACAATTGGCATGGTACTTGATTATATAGACGAATATCTCGAAACGAAAAACCCAAATAAAAAAGAAAAGAAATCTGTACGTAAAGCAGCACAAGTAGATTTCGATTCGTTTTAGCACTTGTCTTTTGGCAGGTGTTTTTTATTTGTTCAAAAGGTAGGTGAGGGTAATGGCGAATAATAGGATAAAAGGGATTACTATTGAATTAAATGGTGATACAACAGGGCTAACAGATGCTTTAAAAGACGTTAATAAAGAAAGTGGAAAAGTTACTAGTGAATTAAAAGAAGTTGAACGTGCTTTAAAATTTGATCCAGGTAATGCGGAATTAATCTCGCAAAAACAGCAGCTTTTAGCAGAACAAATTCAAAATACTAGTCAAAAATTAGATGTGCTAAGAACTGCTCAATCTCAAGTTGAAGCACAGTTTAGAAATGGAGAAATAGGTGCTGAACAGTACAGGGCTTTTCAACGAGAGCTAGCAACTACTGAAGCCCAGATGCAACAATACAATGCTCAAATGGCTAATACTGCTAATGAACAAGATCGATTAGCACGTACTACAAGAGAATTGTCTTCATTCTTTGAAGCTACAGGCACAGATGTTAACCAATTCGCAGATTTGTTAGGTACACGTTTAACAAGCGCAATTAGAGATGGTTCAGCAACTACTGATCAGATGAATCGCGCTCTACGATTAATGGGTCAGCATGCATTAGGTGCTGGCGCGGATATTGACCAA